ACACGGAAACGGTCAGAAAAGGGATTTTGTGGCTTCCTATATAGAGTAGCATAATAATTGGAAATTGAAAACCAATTTTAGACAGACTTAGATCTGTCTTATTGTGATGTCTAAAATTAAAAAGAAAGCGATTGAAGAAAATAATTTCTCAATCGCTCTTGCGGTTTCATTGTTGAAACAATGTTAACTTAATGACATTGCTTTCTCATACTCCCACTTTTTGATTTTATTAATATAGTTTATTGGATTTGTATCAAATCCTTTATATTGGCAAAAGGGATATTCTTGCGCTGGAAAGAAAGAACTTATTTCAATCGTTTCTAAATTTCTGTCTCCAAGAATATTTATTTCGCCTTTCCTGTGTACAGTTTCAGTTGTATTCTGTACAGATGTTCCTATCTTATAGGAAGATGGCAATACCGGAAACCGGATCTTGTCATTTCCATTATTTAACCAAATTTCCCTTCCATTCTCCTTTTATGCCGGTATTGCTTCTAATTTCTCTGCAAGTTTTTCTGCTATTTTATCAATATCTGCTTCTTCTCTCACGATGATCGTATCTGCAAATTTTTCAATCTTATAAGTCTTATTTCCCTGATTTCTTGCCATCTGCACTGACTTATCATGTGGATATACACGCGTCCCTCTCGGAAGATCTATGATCTCTCCGCCTTTTTCGTGAACTTGAGCAATACCACCACTCCAATTGTCTGTACCTCTTGCCAGCATTGGAATCTTTGGAAGATTAATACCTTTGCCACCAAGTTTCGGAACCCAACTTGGAATTTTTATTCCATTCAATCCAGAAATCACGGAGTTTACAAGCCCGATCACCTGATTTAAAGGACGTTTTGCAAATCCAACAAGTGCCTCAAATGCTCCTTTGAATATTGTTTTTACACCAGTCCATGCCTTTTTCCAGTTTCCTGTAAATACGCCTTCCAAAAATGTTATTATGCCACTAAATGCTGTTGTAACTCCATGAATTATGTCCAGTGTTGATTTAAGCCATCCTGATGCTCTGGCTACAATAAATTTAAATGTAGCTCCAAATACAAGTTTAAATGCTCCAGCAACAAATGTTGCAACTGGTCTTAAAAATTTAACAACCGCAGCTCCTGCTCTTCCTATTTTCCCAAAAGAACTAGCTGCCATTGTTCCAATCTGGCGCACTGTCTTTCCAAGCTTTTGAGTATCAACCCCTGCATCATTCATCGCCTTTACAACTGCCTTTTGCATTTTTCTTGCTCCGGCGGTTATTTTATCCCAGTTTTTATATACCAGCACCGCTGCAACAGCGATTGCCGCCAATACCAAGGCAATCTTTCCTCCAGGTCCTAAGAAAGCAGCTATACTTTCTGCTTGTGAGAACTTCCCATACAGCGTGACCATTCTTCCTGCAAGACTTCCTATTCCTGTTGTAAGTGTTCCAATAATTTTTATTACCGGACCTACTGCTGCAACAGTCAGTGCCATTCTTACGATAAATTTTTGCGTTTCGGGATTCAGCTTTGAAAATTTCTTTGCAAAATCAGCAAGTTTTGTTGCACCTGTAGTAATTGATGGCGCAACAACTTTCAATACAGAGCTTCCAAAGACCGTCAATGAGTTTTTTGCTGAATTGATTGCTTTTCTTATGTCACTCGTTGACGTTTTCATATCTTTCAGGGCTTTTTCTGTTGCTCCTGATGCCTGATTCATTTTCTTTGTCTTCTCTCGAAATGTATCATATTGTGACCCAGTCAATGCGATCGCCGCTGTTAATGCTCTGGAATTACTGAACAGCTTTGCCATTTTATCTGACTGTCCGCCTGTTTCCTTTTGCAAGATTTTTAGTACTCCAGACATTCCTTCTGATTTGATCATAGCCTGTCCATTTTGATATCCATATTTCTGCATTAATTTCGACATGGAATCCGTTGGTTTCAATAAACCAGTAAACAACCCTTTCATCTGCGTGGTGACTTCCGCTGTATTTCCTGTCACACCTGTCAGGGTTGCCATACTTCCAAACAATTCCTGATATGATACATTCAACGATTTTCCAAGTGGAAACAAAGGCTGCATACTTGATGCCAGCTCCTTGTATGTCGTAACACCTAACTTCTGGGTCATAAAAGCCATATCACTGATTGATTGTGCCGTCTTGACATTCACACTGTCATAGCCTTTCATTCCAGAACTGATCAATGCTACTGATTCTGCTACGGAAGCGCCTCCACCTTTAGCCGCTCTTGCTGATATTGAAAAGATATCCTGTGTTTTCTTTCCAAGATCTCCGATGGAACTGATCGTCTGATATACACCTTTTGATACTGTTCCTAATGCAATTCCTGTATCATTCGACACCTGAATCGCTGTATCCTTGTACTTTTGCAGATGCTCTTTGTTATCCAAAAGCGTATTGACCTGACCCATATCTTTTTCAAATGTATCAGCCATCTTTCCAGTTGCTCCAAGTGTTGCAAGAATCGGAGCTGTTACATTTTTCGTCAGAGATGAGCCAAAACTGGACATACTCTTTCCAACACTCTTAATCTGGTTCGCCTGCCGTTTCATATAGCCAACCTGATGCTGTGTCTGCTCTGCAGCTTTTTTCAATGGTTCGGTATACTTATCTATCAGTCGTAGTGTTGCATCAACTACTTTGCTCCTTGTACAATTCCTCTCTTTCCTGGCATTCCTGTCTTATAAATGCTCTCAGCATTGCTCTCTCATTTGCTCCAAGATCATAGTATTGCGACGGAGTCATATTATGATCGCGAAAGAGGAGATATGCCATCTGTATATCTCCTCTTTCGTGAATTAGTTTTTTAGTTCTTCTTCATCGACCACATCTGGACTTGATAAATTAGCAATTTCTGTTGCGATCTCCGGCACTTCTGTTTTAAACAGAATTTTCGCAAGATCAGAGGCATTGATTGCTCCAAAATGCTCCTGCAATTCTTTACTTTTAAGATCTGGATTGATCACGCCTTCTGCAACTGTCATTAAATTTGCTGCATATCCCTGTTGAAAATTATAATTTCCTGCCTTATCAAGTGGCAATGTCTGTAATTCCATCAGACGCTCCGCATCAATTTCCTGAATTGTGATCGTTGGGTCACCAACCAACTGCTGCATATTCCCTGATTTATAAGTTCCTGTTTTATTATCTAGAACATCTTTCTTGTCAAGCTGTAATAATTTCTCTACTAAATTCATCTTATCCTCCTAAATTAAGTCGATTGGTTCTGCATCAGCAAACGTAAATGGGTAGGATTCTTCGCCTAACTTGTTTGCTTCCCAATCTGCCAGTGTAAGCTCATCGAAACTAACTCCTGTAATTTTGACTCTTTCTGTTCCAAGTGATGCTGGATCTTTCAATGCTGTTATGATCGTAATATCCGGCATGATCCCTTTTTTAATATCTGCAAGCAACAGTTTGATCATATAAGAAGAAATTTTGTTCATTTTTAATGTTCCAGTTCCTTCTAACTGTGTGATCTTCTGCCCTTTGCTTAACGTATTTGTCTGTACAACATCACTTTTTGTAATCTTATACTTTGCTTGTAATGCTGTAGATTCTGCCATGTACTGATCATTTAACCATACATTTCCAAATGTTCCATTTATAACATGATCTGGTTTATAACTATCCCTTTGTTACCTCCTGAATATCTTTGTCAGACTCTGACAAACCTTTAAATGCTGATTTCTAACGTTACATCTTCAATTGCATCATTCATTTTGATATTTGCAACTAAATATACTTTATCTCCTGTATTTGCTTTTTTGATATCATCACTGCTCATATCTGTAGCATCCACACCATTTTGTTCAAGATATTGTTTGTTTCCATTAATATCAATTTCTACTGTTGCAGATTCTAAGACATTCTGTAATACAAGATCATCCATATATCCCTGAATTGCAGAGATTAAAAGGCATTTATTATCATAAGTATTGGCCTTTTTCCCAATCCACTCATTTCTGATCGTGCTTCTCAGATCACTCTTGATTGTGTCCATAATATCGACCAGCTTAATCTTTTTATACTGATCTCCTTTTTCATCGGTCTTTGTTGTAAATGAATTAACTGCACGTGCAACTCTGACTTCTCCGTCTTCATAAAACAGGATCAGTTTTCCTGCATCAATTGCTGAATCCATCTCTTTTTTGGACATTCGTGTACAATCTGTCGCTTCTGGCAGCACTGCATATGTTGCACTTTCTGTAATCGGTGTTCCTGCAAACAATCCTGCCATTCTGGCACAAAACTGCTCTGCAGTGTATGACTTATCAACAATTGATACACTTTCTGTGGAAAAGTTTATGACTGCTTCATTATCCGCTGCATTTTCTGGTAAAACAGCTTTAATATTTTTTCCAATTTCTCGCTGTTCCTTTACCCAGCTGACAACTTTCGATGCTACTGTCTCTGTCTGTGTGCTGACTGCTGCATAACTTACATTTTCATCTGCCAATGCATTTAATGCATCATCAATCTCTGCATGATCTGCTCCTGAAAATGCAACAACCAACTTTTTCGGCTTGACCGTGTTCCCAATCAGTGCCATCTCAATCTGTTCTTTGTACTTTAACCCAGCACTTGGAATATTATCTCCTGGTGCAATCTTTAAAATCCTGTCATTGTTTGTTCCAGGAATGATCAGACCTACGTTTTTACTTCCAGATCTTTCGATCACTGTCTTTGCTTTTTCAATAAAGGTTATATTAATGCTGCATGTTCCCCTTTGTTATCATCTCCTTCATATTAACTTCCTGCATCATCTGCTCTATTGCTGCCTGTCGGCAGTCTTCTAAAAACTCAACTTTGAAAACAAATTGTATGATATTATGAGTTTGTCCGGTGTATTGAACCTCTGGTTCTTCCACAAATATCTTCCGGTCTTCCACTTCCAAATGATCACCTAATTTGTCTCTTATCTTTTCTATGATTTCAAGCTGTTCGGCATCATTTTTCTTATACTGTAAAAACGTCGTTTCAAACATATAACTTGATCGTGTGATACTTGCTGTTTCCCTCTGTTTAAATATCAGAGGAATCATCTGAACAAATAAGGAAGGCGTTTCATAACCTTCCTCTACTTCATTGCTATAAATTCTCATACCCGGAACTGCTTCACGCAAAACCTTGATATAACTTGCTTTCAGTTCTTTGATTGGTATCATTTTTCAATTTCCTCATGAATCTTTTCCAGCATTTTTTCAGCTCTCTTTGCATGTTCTTGATGCCACCTCTCGATCACTGGTTCTTTGATTCTGCGCCCGGCAACAAATCCAACGGTCTTCCCACCGCCTTGAACCTTCTTTCCGTTCCGGCTGACAACCGTTACCATTTCATGACCATTATTGACCAAATGAAAATGTGCACCTTTCTTGCTGCCCTCTGCATAGAAATCTGTTTCCATATTAGATCTGTTTCCTCTAATTGCTGAAAATCGAAAGCCTCGTACAAGATTTCCTGTGTGCTTATCCACTGCACTCCATGTCTCACGGATCATATCTTTTTTAAAATCTCTTTGCTCTCTTTTTAAGCCTGCCTCTGCAAGATCTGGATACTTGCTGACTGCATTTTCTAATCCATCAACCAGATCATCCTGTCCGTCAAATTCCAATCCATCCATGATCTGCTCCTTTTTTCTTATACTCTGTACACTGAATCTCAATCATTACCTGCTCTTCTTCAATATCAGCTACATGCTTCACTTCCAGTTTCTTTCCGTGATACATAAGGATCGTATCTGGATGTATGTCTTTCCTGTATCTTGTATAAATGATATAAGATACCTCTGGAGACAACTTCAAAGCATCATAATATTCACCACCACGCACAGATTTTACGGTTGCCCATATCCTTTTTCCTTTTTCATAGGTCATGATATCCTGTCCCATTTCATCCTGTATTGTTCTTGGTGTACATATGTATATTTTCTTATTCATCTTTCCGATGTTGATCTCTTTCATAACCAATTCTCCGCATACTGATAAATAATGCTGTCCACTACCTTATTTACATTGCTTTTTTCGACATACAACCGACGATTATCATACATATCCTGTGTGAGTACCAATACTGCAATCGTAATATCTTCGTATGCATCAATCTGTTCGTCATCAAGACCTGTCTGCCCTCTGATAAAACTTTTCGCTGCATCCAGACAGGTTTGAGCAAATTTGATATCGTCATCATCTGGTTCATCTAGTTTCAGATAATTCACAAGATAATCTTCGTCAATTTCGCTCACTCTCATCTGACCCACCGCCTTCCTGTTCATCCAGGATCTCTATCAATCCCATTTTTAACAGATCGGAGATCACGGGATCATTTTCAATCTCCCGTGTCTCATCTTTGTCCATCTTTATAGATCCATAAAAATCAGCTTTTGCTCTAACTTTCATCTGTTACTCCGCAGCCATAACCATTTTTGCAATCTTCTGCTCATTTTCGACCTTGGAATCCATTTCCATCCATCCAACAATTCCTGTTGCATGCTGTGTCATGTATTTTTCTCGTAAAACTGCAATCTCAAGATCTTCTGCAATCTTTACAGCAAGTCCTGACATATCTCCATAATAGATTGCTAATGCTGATGCTGCCAGCTCTGGCATATTATCAGAACAGTACACTGGTTTTCCTAATAGAACTTTTCCAAATGGTGCATTAACATCATCCTGTAACAGATATCTTCCATTCTGATCTTTTAATTTACGGATTGCTGTTCTTGTTTTGGAGTTCATAATCCAGATCGCATCTGTCTGGAATGCATCTTTAATAGAATCCTGAAGATCAATCAGTTCATCTGCTTTGATCGCTGTTGCTTTCTCTGCTGTTGTAGTAATCACTACACCTTTCAGACCTTCAATCTTGTTGTCTGTTCCGATCAAAAGCTCTTTTTCAACGAATCGTGATACGTTATATGCCATCTGATCAATGACAAAAGATACGATGTCAAACTGTGAATTATTGATCAGTGAGTTAGATACCAGTGATAACACTCCTGATAAGAATCCTTTTAAAGATATTGTTGTAAATTTCCCTGCTTTTGCTTCCAGTTCTGTAAATTCATCATGATATGCCATAGTGATATCGTCTGAATCTGCTGGATACTTCGGAATTTCCAGATCGCCTTTTACATTGTATTTTGTTGTCTTTTCAAGAATTGGAGATATATCATAGACCTTTTTAATGATCTTATTTGCGATCGTTTTCGGAATCACCGCCCCATTATCTGTTTTTGTAATGTTTGCAGCACGATGTTCATCCGTGGCCACTCCTCTGAGGTAATCTGCAAAGGCTTTTTCTTCCTCTTCTGCTCTTTTCTCTTCTTCTTTTTCTGAATCTGGATCAATCTCTGGATCTTCTCTCTCTCCACGCTCCTCAATATTCTTTTTCATATCTTCAAGGATATGAATGGTTTTATCAATTCTCTTAATCTCATCATTGAGTGTTTCCGCACGTTTTTCTTCATCATCTGTGATAGCTCTTTCTTCTGCTTCCAAAGTGGCATATAAAAGTTTTAACTCTTCCACTTTTTCTGCTCTGTTTTCTCTTAACGCTTTAATGTTATCCTTTCCTTTACCATCTCCGGCAAAAAACTGAATATTCATTTTCATACGTCTGCTGTTTACTCTTGTAATCTTCCTTAAATATTACCTCCGGCTTCTTCGATCATCTTCTTGATCTTTGCTCTGCTTTTTTCTGCATCGTTTTCAGGTTTCTTATTACTTATATAGTCAAGATCATCTTCCTGGGCTCTGACTTCGATTTCATCCTCACCTTCTGCTCTGGCTTCAATCGTAGTCGAATTATACCAAGGTTTCATCTTGTCATCGATAATTGACACTTCTGTCAGCTCAAGATCTGAGATCTTTCGGATACTCATCCCATTTTCTTCTGCACGTTCTTCTCTTGGTTTTCTGAAACCAAAAGACCAGCCTCTTAATCTTTTTTCTTCTGCTGCCTTCACAGTTTCTGAATCTGTTACTTCTGCACATGCCTTTAATCCGATCACATCCTCTTTCAGTGACAGATTACTCTTTGTTCCACCGATCTCTCTGCGGTGATCAAGACATAATTTAATTTCTTCTGCCTTTTTTGTTGCTCGCTGGAACACTCCCGGCTGAATCTCCTCAAGAAAATAGCCGCCTTTTCCGTCTGGAATCGGTCTCGATCTTCGATTCGTCACATTCACATAGCCTTCAATAATGACAGACTTTTTTCCATCTTTTCCAGCCCTTACTTCAACTCTCCTTCTTCATTACCTCCTTCTCCTAATTTGTGCATCTGATTCGTGTTTGGTACATATAGCATCTGAGTCTTTGGGTCATATAAAACATCTTGAAGTCCTAACTTGATCATATTCATACCAAGCGGTTCCATGTTTTCACGTTCTCTTACCTCATCTACCTGTAACCATCCACTATCTGTTGCTGTCTTATATGCATTGTAACGTTTATCAATATCTCCTTTTGTCAATTCATACATATCCGGAGCAAAAAAATACTGCCCTTTTTCTGATTCGAGCAGTAATACTTTATTGATCGCTGTCATAAATTCATCCAACAGATTCGTGACACAATACTTGATAAATTTCTTATCATCTTCTTCATTTCCACCACCCGACAGCATCGTTGAAGGAATACCAAGCATCTTGCAGCACTCATTGCTGTTTGTCTGTTTATTCTCATTCAACTGCATTTCCACCGATGTGTTGGAAGATTCCTGAAATTCCAATCCATTATTCAGTACAACGACATTTTCTGTATTATTCTGGTACAGTTTCTTAAATGCTGCCTTGATACTATCTAATGCTTTCTGTGTCAGCGATCTTGGTGATTTTATAAAACCTTTTTTATTTCCACCAGTCTTCACAAGAGTTTCTTCGTACTTCATGTTATTGTACATGATAGAAATCAAGGTTTTATTCGTTTCAATGATACTGTGTCCTTTCACTCCGTCTGTTGTATTCCGAAGAAGCGTAATAAAATCCTCAGGAAAATAAGATTTTCCCTGTACCAGGATCACATATCTCTTAAAAATCACATCCGGATCTTTTGCAGTTCCAACATTCATTTGATCCACATAATGTAAAGATCTGATTTTAAGTCCCTCTCGATTCACATAACAATAACCGCCTTTTCCAAGAAAATAGTCTCGAAACAATGCCTGTTTCATTTCTTTTGCATCCAATGTATCACCTGTATCTTCATTTAACAGGCTGACTCTATGATCATTTTCAATTTCCTCAACACGTTTTCCATTCCTTTTATATAAACGTATTGGTACATTAGCGGCTGTTTTTACGATCAGATCAAGATTTCCTTGAATTGCCGGAATCTCCTCTGCCATTTCTCGCGTGATATTCTTCCTCCCGAGATATGTACTGATCAATAAATCATCACAATCATTTTCATTCTTTTCTTTATTGTCCTGTTCCGGCTCTGCTCTTTCTCGTTTCTTAAAAAATGCCATTTTCTTTCCTTCCTATGCTGTCTGTACAGAGAAATCATCCACTCCATACAACATATATTGCTGTAATAAGTACATAGCATTGATCAAACTCACTACCATATCTACTTTTCCAGCAGATTTTTTCTTGTTTACATATTTATTTAAGTTTGTGTCTTCGGTGCATCTGGCGTTCTGAAAGTTAATCTCTAACAATCTGTTCGAATTGTAAACAAATTCTTTGGATAAAATCTTTTCTTTCAGCAATTTGGTTGGTGCATGAAGCACTGAACTGTGCTGCTTGATCTCAACACATTCATATCCTGCTGCTTCAAACTTCTGTACGGATGAAATTGCATTCCACTTATCGTATCCGATCTGCATGATCGTCACTCCATATTCTTCTTCCAGAGTCATGATTATATTTTCAACAATTCTGTAATCTATGACCTCATCACCGCATGCGATGCAGTCACCATGATCGATGCAGCGTTTATAATTTACGTGCTCTTTATTTGTTTTATACTCAACCCTTCCATCTGGTAAGAATCCAAGCACTTTCGTATAAATGATTCCATCTTCTTCTGTAACCATCGCAACTGCCGTATTATCCTCAGACAGAGATAAATCCAATCCGATCCAGACTTTTCTGCCTTGCCACCACTCTTTTTCTATCTCATCCCGGCATAATTTGACTTTCTGGATATCAATATAACCTTCGACTCCAAGACCTTTATACCGAATATTATTATGTTTGCATAAATAGTTTTCTCTCTTGTTCTCGTAAAGAATTGCACTGGTTCTTTTCTTTACAATGTTCTTATATACTGCCTTTTTCTCCACTGCGATCGGATTAGACTGATAAATACAGCGGTCATCCTTCTGCCATGTTTCTCCTGTTTTCAACTCATCATCCGGCTCGTAAAGCAGAGAAAAATATGTACCAACGTCCTCAGACTCAAGTACTCCATCTAATAATTTTTTTGCAATATCAACCTCATCAATGAAAACATTATCATCGTTCGGGTACTGCGTGCTTATGACCATTCCGAGATTATTAATGATCTCGATCTGGGATGATCGCATTGCTTCCAACGGATATGAATCCATTCCACCAGCTTCGTCTGCGACAAACGCATTCGCCAGTCTTGAATCCAAGTTGTCATTGCTATATGCCAGCGGTGTAAAATCACTTTCATTAATATTGCAAGTTACTTCACTTCTTAAAATCTTAAATGCTGGATCTTCCTCATCCATCAATAAAGGACTGCTTTTCAGAATCTTTCGAACTGCAAGTTTTACCTCAGAAGACTGTGCCAGCGTTGGAGCAACAGAAAAATATCTGCCAAATCCAACACCTGTCAGCATCAATAAGATTATGATCACCGCGCAATAAAATGTTTTATGGTTTTTACGCGATATCTCTAACAGAGCTGTCGTGTAATATCTGATTTTGCAAGATGCAAAATTAACTTTGTTATCATCATAGATCTCACTTCCTTCTCTCCACATCGTGCAAAGTGTTGCTGTGATCAGCAACCATGCATAATCTTCCATTGCATCATAAATGCTGCAATGCACATCTGGATGGATCATCAGCTTTAACAAGTTACATATCTTCTCAAATTCTTTTTCGTCTACATAAGCATCCTCATTATAGTCATCAACAATATCCATCCATTGTTGAGCTTGTACCTTAACATAATGCGGTACCATTCCTTCCGTTTCTGAAACTGCCCATTTTGCATACTTGTATGCTCTCCCATCACGAACCATTATTCAATGCCGCCAAAAGAGGATTCTCTTTCTTTTCAGTTTTCTTCGGAACGGACCTTAATGCGGATGCAATCGTCATAATATTTTCTTTTTCAATATCAAGAAGCATTTTTCTCTTTGTCTGCACCTGTTTATCCATGGAGATTAGATTCTTTTGCATTCCTAACTCCAGATTGTAGTATTCTTTGATCGTCATTTCTTCCTCATCAATCATCTTCTGATAATTCTCCTGAAGATCAAGCAACTGCTTATAAATCGCTTCTCTTTTCTCTTCAAAATCTTTACATTCTGCATATAATTGACAGTAACGATTGATCACACTGCTATACAGGTCATCATTTTTCTCTATTTTTTCAAGTAGTTTTTTGATCCTTAAAAATTCTTTATGTGCAACTGGATTACTTTTTACTTCGTTTCGTTCCTTTAACTTTTCACCTGTCAAAAGCTTCCTTTCTGCATTTTCCCTTGATTTCAGTTCTCTTTTCGTCCGATGGCTCTTGCCTTCCATGCGGATCACGTTTGCTGGTTTTGTTGGTGTCGGCATATCTAAGCCACCTCCTTTTGAAATGCTGATGTGGGAATTTTTTAAAAAGAAAGATGGGGCGTCGGTCTGAACGGCGTTTCTTTTTTCAAAATTTTAATCCCGGGGGGATACCTTGGAACACCCTCGCTCAGCCCTGCATATCTCTCTTTTCATTCTGTTCCTTTGCGATCTCATGCAGTACCTCTCTGTCTATCTGTCCTGACTCTGCCATCTCATGGTGATGACCACATACAGTAATCAGATTATCATCATCCAATCTCTGCTCATAGTCTTCTGCAATCGGCACAATATGATGGACTGATAAATCATCATAGTTATGTTTTCTCATTGTTCCATGCATGAGTCTGATACAGCACTGACATAAGTAATGATCTCGTCTTCTAATCTCTATACTCTTATCCTGCCATGCCTGCGTTCTATGAAACCTATAAGCCTTTGTATCTCTTTTAATTCTTTTCGGCTTGCGACCGCAATCATAATTCCTCGGATGAATACGACCACAATACTGACATGATTTCAACATACATTATTTCCTTTCTCTAAATTGCAGAGGATGGAATCGAACCACCGTCCTTCAGCTAAGGAGGCTGACAAGCTACCACTGCTCTACTCTGCTTTATAACTTTGTCAGACTCTGACAAAAACCGTGGTATCAGGAATCGAACCTGAAGGAGCTGCGCCCATGTACCAATTAATTAACTTATTGACTGCAACTATAAATAAACATTTTTGTGAAAGGAGGATAAAGAATGACCAAGCAACATTCTTATATTTTTTAATGCTCCTGTTCCTAACAACTACCACGTTATAACATCCAGAAGTTTGTCAGACTCTGACAAAAATGAAGTATGGCTATTTACCTTAGTTGACTGTTACATCTCCTGGATGAATACGGAATGTTGGAGTCGAACCAACCGCCAGTGATTTATAAGATCACCACTCTAACCGCTGAGTTAATTCCGCTTTATTTTTCTCTTTGACTTGACATATCTTATAATTTTGTAAACTTGCAAAGGTTTTTTTCTTTCTTATAAATGCACCTTATTTTTTGTCATGTAACTTTACACAACAAATTTGAGTTAACTTTTCTGTACAAAAAGAAAAATCAAACGCCAAAATCCAATTTTGAAATCGCTTGATCTGTTTCATCTTGTTCAACTCCTATATATCTGAGCGTTACATGAATATCTGAATGATTGAATAATTTCATCAACATCACTGCATCATGTGTCGCCTGATACATATGATAACCAAATGTTTTCCTCATGGTGTGTGTTCCTAGATTATAAACTCCAAACTCTTCTCCTGCATTCCTCATCACTTCCCAAGCTCTTTGCCTGCTGATCGGTCTATGTGTTACTGGATTCTCAAGAAGATATTGAAGATCATCTTTCCCTCGTGTCCACGCTTCCAGTATCTTTTTCAGATTCTTATTGATGATAAAACGCTTCTCTTTCTTTGTCTTTTTTTCTCTCATGGCTATGTAATCTTTCCCACGAACATCTTTGACACGAAGCTTCAGAATATCAGACACTCGCAACCCTGAATAAATTCCTGTTGTAAACATCACATAATCCCTCTCGTTATTCTGTTTCAGATATCGTGCAATGTCCATAACTGTATTCATGTCCCTGATTGGTTGTACAGTGTTCAATCTCTTTCACCTTCTTTTAGGCATAAGAAAAGCACATCAGAATCTGTCCAATGTGCTTTTTCCTCTTTATTCATTTCTTTACAATGCCATAATAACACATGTAAGTGTCGCAAAGTGTCGCATCTTTTAATTTTCTTCCACTTTTTGAATAAAATCATTCATCATTTTGGTCAATTGACCTGCCTGACTTACCCCTGCCGTCTTGCATGCTTCTGCAAACGCTTCCACTGTATCCTTTTTTAACTTGTAACTCTTGGCTACATATCCTGCTTTTTTATTCCACTTTGCACTTGCCTTTGTCTGTGGATTTGCTTTACTTTCCATGTTTTATCAACCTCACAATCTTCGGAAGTACGTCAATCAGTTCAAGTATTGATGCGAACAATAATATCAAACTTGTGTAAATACTTCTCTCTCCAAACTGTAGCACGATCGCAAACAGTAGTACCATGTCGTAAAATGTTATCTTCTTCATTTTTCTTTTAAGCTAATGTGTGTTATACTATTATTACAAAGGATTGGGAGATTTCTCTCCCTTTCCTCTGTTGTTTTAACTAATAGGGCTTTATTAGTTAAGGGCTTGTATAAGTTGAGCTATCGCACTAATCAGTAGGGCTATTGCTGTTATTGCTTTGATAATCAACTTTGCAAGCTTTTTCTTTTGTTTCTTTTTCATTAGCTTTCCTCCTTTCATACTTATATTATACAATAGTGTACACACTATGTCAATATTTATAATAAAAAAGATGAGGTTTTCCCCATCTTTTTTCGTCATTCTCTTGCCTCTAGCATCTTGGTCATCGTCTTATCTTGTAATAACATTTCCATCATTGACATTCTTTTTAGATCCTGTTCTTTCATTCTATAATGATTTTTTTTACAGCTACCCTCAGGATCAAAAATCCGATGTTTTTGAATAAAAACGTTAAATAAAAATTCTGCTTCTTCTTTCCATAAATCTTTGTAAAATTCATATTCTATTCTTAATTGTATTTCTTCAGCTTTTGTACACTCTATCAGCATGATAGATCTTTTTCCTCTTCCTCTTGAATATGTATACATTCTTTCAGACCATTCTTTCTTAAAAGTTCTATATGCTATTTGTTTAATCAGTTTCTTTTCAAACTCATTCTTATATTTAAATTGATATTTTTCTTTCTTGTCATCTGATAAATCATTTTCATCTATCTCATATTTTTCCATTAGTTCTTGCAGTTTTCTTTGTGCAGTTTCTTTTTCGCCACCAACGCCTCGCTCTGCCAATGCCTTCAACTTATTCAGCAATTGTTTTTTCTTATCATCCATTATTTTTCCTCACTTTTAAGATATTTTTGCAACTTTTCATCTTCTATTACAAATTTACCAATATTCGTTGCTGCTACCTCTTGCAGTTTCTGTAATGCTCCGATCATCATCTCAATTTCATATGAATCTTCAAAGTTTCTTAATTACTCCTATATATAATTCTCCGCAAACTTTTCATATGTCATAATGCGTTTACCACAATCAATGCACTCCACGTATTTAGTGTGTTCGTAAGGGCCTGTTATTTCTTCTCCATTAAACAACCCATTGAAGTTATAGTATTCAATTCCACATACTTTAAATTCATTACATACTCCACTAGCACTTCCGCAATAAGGACATTTAATCAATTTTTTCTTCATAATTTCTTACCTCCAATATCCAGCGATACTATTCACCTGGTGCCAAACAGATTTTCTATTATCCTTTTGTGCAGCACTCCGTTTTCGTTGTCGCTTTTCATCTGCCAATTCCTGCATTGCCTCGTAATAGTATCTATCTTCCCAGTATCCGATTGCTGTTTCTGTTACTTTTGCCTTTTGGGCTGCTTCTTTTGTTGTTAATTTGCACCGGATCATGTTCTTTATCGTTTTCTTTTTAAATTCTTCTGTGAACTGTCTTTTCGGCACATTTCTCCTTTCTGCCCGACCGAAGCCGGGCATTTCCTGCATTAGTTTTTTGCATTTCTTATGAGTTATATTGCAACTGGATCTTTATTTAATTGTCTCGTGTGGTATATAAAACATCCAGTGTCAAGCCTGACGGCTTGGATCTCTGCCCGAATCCAACATATAGCACCGATTGGCAAAACAACAAATAATTTACATGTTATATCAGGCAGAGATCTAAGCCGTCAGATCATTCTTCATCACTGTTTTTCTTTGTCAGACTCTGACAAAATCTCCTGTACTGCTTTAATTGCTTTGTTATACTTTCGATAAACCGTACTTCGATCCATATTCATTTTGTCTGCAATATCAACCATCGGCATATATCTTGCAAATTTTAACACAAGAATCTTTTGACACTCTTTGTCCTCGATCTGCTCAATCACTTTCGATACTTTCTTTTTGTAATCCAGCAATCTGTCAATCTTTGCACAGATCTCATTCTCAATGTCGACAATCTTTGCAGTCACTTCTGCCATTTGGTCCTTACAACCTGAATTATGTACGCCACATCCATCCCAGGTGCTTGTCCGTTTTGTTGCAAGGTCCATATAGCTTTTCTTGTCTTCAATCAGTGCATCAATTTCATTATCGATCCATCTGATCTTTTTCAAAAATTTTTTTGCCTTTTCAAATTCATTTTCCAATGTTCAATACCTCCTGAATGTGTTATACTTGTTCTGAGGCATTGGACTTCTCGTAAGTTCTTGTCTCTTTTTTCGTTTATTTCACGTTAAACTGCCATCAATACAGATCTGTTTTCAAGAAACATTCGTTGTAAGCACTTCTTCCTGCTTTAACACAAACATGAACCATCTTGCTGTAGATCGCAGCGACTTCGCCTTTCACTACTCTGTACCGATCTTTGTTGTCTTGTGTCAATTTTCTTGGTACAAAAATCGTTATCTTTCTTCCAGGCTTTATCTTTTTCAGTTTTTCTTCAATCATCTCAAAACTTACTGGATTCAACCTTACTGGATTTGAGTTTGCATATTGTCTTTTCTTTGCCATCACATTCCCTCCTGCTGCTTTCTCAGTAATTGCTGTTCCAAAGATCCAAAATCATAATCTCTTTCGCAGTCCATATGACCAAGATTATTATTATTTGTCTTTGATCCACCACCATTGCTACGTTCCCAGAACCGTACTGCTGCCTTCCAGTCTTTCATTTTTGTTTTTCCACGCATCCAACCATTGGCTTCGTAGTGATCAACAAATCTATGTGCATCAACGTTGTTATTTCGTTCCAAACAATAACTGGAGACTTGCTCGTATGTAGGTGGCGTAAACCTCCTTATATTATTCTTTTCATTCTTTTCATTCTTGTTTGTGTGTTTTACTGTCGTCTCACTGTCGCTTGACTGTCGCTTGACTGTCGCTTTCTTATTGTCGGAATCTTGATAAACGCTGTAATTTACTATGCTTATCACTGTCTTTTTCCTGTCGCTTTTTACAATTATCATTGATTCATTTTCTAATATTTTTAGAAAATTTCTTACTTTTGTATTACTCCAGCCCCAACGATCACACAATTTTCTTGTAGACGTGATAGTTTGTCCAACACTCACTGTCTCTAACCTGCCATCTATCATAGTCTTTTTTTCACTGTGATTAACTAATAGCAAAAGATCAATCCATGCCTGCCCTTTAGAAAACGGTTTATCTTCCCACAGCCAATGATCTGAAAGACTCCTATAGATTTTTGCCCATCCTTCATTCGACATGATCAACCACAACCATTTCTTTCAAATATTTTTTTAATGCCTCATTAAGAACTTTCATTCTAACTGCTGCTTCTTTATCTTTTACTTTTGTTTCCGCAGTTTGTCTCTTTACCCATTTCAATGTTTCTTTTATATCCTGAAAATTGAAGCTCACTTTTTCAAGTTCTTTCTCTGTCAGTTTCTTATCGTCCAAAAACTTAGCACATACAAACTCACAAGATTCAACATAACCGCATAAATGACAACATCCAGGACATTCGGCTATATTTCTATTTTTCTTATGTTTTTCTACAATCTCAGACATCGGACATATGAATTTTTGATCATATGCACAAAGTTCAATTCCTAAGTTGCTCTTCTCTTCTGAATGCCTCTTTGGAATATTTTCTGACATGTTCTCACATCGATAGCGACAACCTTTATCATGATCACAAATTCTACAGCAACCAACACATGGTCCATTCGTCTGTAAATGCTCCTGTTGCTTCGCAATAAGCTTCGTATGACAAATTTTTGAATCATCATATTTACATTTTGTCTTTCCTTTGAAACCTTCTTTAATTTCTTTCACCTGCGACAGCTTAACATCTTCTTGTTCTGCAAGATCTTGCTGTACCTCCTGCGGTAATGTTGCCATTTCGTTCGCAACAGATACTGGAATTTCACCCTTTTCAAATTTCTCTTTTGCATTATCCACAAGATTGCGGTTAATGCTCTCCAATTGTGCAATTTTTGTTCCGGAAACACCTAGGATTGTAGATATCAGTTTACGCATATCCGTAGATGATATCTTTGCTTCATTCTCCTTAGCGTACTGATCGAGTAAACCCCTGAGTTTTTCCACTTCCTGCATCTTCTCATATTCCGTTCTCTCTCGCTGTGTTGAATTGCTTAAGATCAGATTTAACTTTCCAACAGTGCTTGTCGTATCTTCTACAACACATGGAACAAACTCAAATTCATTCATTCCCATTTCTTCTACGTTGTAGATTGTTGCTAATCTCCTGCGATGGCCCTCATTTACTTCGTATTCGTCAATATCTGTCTTTCTTACACGTAATGGATTCTTAATTTCTCCTGCGATTCTAATTGCAGCCGCAAGCTTTTCAATCCCTTCGGTGTCATAAAAGTTATCTGGACTAGGTTTTAGCTTGGTATAATGGATCATTTGTACCCTTGGAGCAGCTTTCTTTTTTTCCTGTGATTGTTTCTGCCCGATGCTTTTTAAAATGTCATTCATATCCATTTACTGCACCTCCTGAATCAATTCGTCCGTGAAATCGTTATAATCACGGCATGCATTCTTGGTACTTCTGCACTTTCGAAGCGGCATCCTTCTGTATGTAGAATAGTTTACGGATGCACAATCTCTGATCAGACTCTTGAATATCGGATACTGATGTCTGTTTACCAGATCGATCAGTCCGATCTTATTTGCTTTTGTCGGTTTCCAAAGCGTGATCAAAACCTTATACTCACAATCTGGTGCAAGATCTAAGATATCTTGAAAATGTTCATCAAAAAAAGCTAATCCATTGATGCTGTTCTGATCCAGTTTCACAGGAACCACACAAAGATCTGCGGCAACAAGTGCAATTTTTGTGTATAATCCGAACGTTGGATGGCAATCAAGGATCACATAATCATAACGATCTTCACCTAACTGATTGATCTGGTTCTTTAATTCGATCGGACTGTAGATCTTAACAAATTCTAATTTCCGGTCAGCCTGCACAATATCCAGATTCTTGAATTTTGTTCTTCTGATCGAAGTTTCCAAGGTATACATTCCCTGGAGGACTCCTGTTAAGCTTTTTTTCTTTTCATCATACTTTCCGTAAAAATAGGATGCGTTACCCTGAGGATCGCAGTCGATCAGCAAGGTTTTATACCCTCTTTCACTCAGATTATAAGAAAGATTGACTGCTGTGGCGGTCTTTCCAACTCCGCCTTTATAATTCATAATTGTTATTACCTTCATATTCTTTATCCTCCATTATCTTTCTGTGGAATTTCTTAAGTTCTTCTGCATCATGCTTCAAGTGTTTTGATTCATTCAACACATACAGATCATAATTCCCACACTTTGGACATGCACAATCCAAAGAAACCGACCAAAATCGTTTCTTGCATACCGGACAGATGTTATCCCAAAATGGTTCTGTAAAATCTGTTGTGTTGTCTGTATACTTTCTTTTCATAAGCTGTTCCCTTGAAAAAATCCGCAAATAATGGTATAATTAATTTGTTCGAAAAATATACTTTGCGGATTTTCGCAGGAAGGGTGCTCATCAGAGTGCCTTTTTTATTTGTGATAAGGTACTTTTTCCGATCTGGTAGATACTTTTAAAAGCATTTCAATACTTTTCACTGCTGATTTACCTTCACTATCCAATTCTTTCATCACAATATCTCTCATAAATCCTAAGGCTGCAGCCGCAAGCGGTGCTGTAAATGGATTCATTGGTGTTATAACTTCATTGATCATATTTACATATTCCACTGCAACTTCACGATAACCATCCAGTGATTTTGCAGGCGCACCGTCAACCGTAGCTTCTAAAATCTTCTTAATCATTTCTTTCTGTTTTTCGTTTGTCATTTTTCATTTCTCCTTTACACTTTCTTTAGCAGATGACTCTTTGAAGTGACCAGCTGTATGTAATTGTTAAAATAAATACTTATGGAGTTTCGTTTTCTGGTTACTAATAATAAAAGTTCATATTGACAGTTGTAGGGGGTATTTGCTAGTCCTATCATTGAGTGATAGTCAAAGTCTTTCTGCTTTCTCTGGTCACTTCAAAGAATCATCTGCCATTAACTTGATTTACTAAAAATTTAGATAAATACCTTTCTTTTCATTTATCTGATTGTGTTTTAATTAACCTTGGATTATTTCATCAACTCTCCAATATTAATCATTGATTTATTGTCACCGCTGACCTTTGGAACTTCTCCGTTCCATTTTTTGATCCACTGCTGTGCCAAAATTTTGTTTGTCAGCTGTTTTTCAAGAATCTTGTTCGCATCTGCTTCGGCTTTGGCATTAATTACTTTTGTTTGAGCATCTTTCTTTGCTTTCAGTCGGTTTTGTTCTGCTGTCTCAACTCTCTTTTTCGCCACTGCTTCATCTGCGATCGCTTTCTCAATCTCATCACCTGCGTTCATATCTTTTATGGTCAATTGGATTAATTCCACACCTTCTGATTTCAACATTTCCTGAAGATCTTTGCTTGCCATCTTATAAACTTCATTTTTCTTGGCTCCCAGAACATCTATGACGTTATACTGAGTAACTACAGTCTCAATTGATTTCTGAGCATAATTGCTGATGATATTTTGTTTCAGGTTGTCCAGTGTTGTATATCTTTTGTATACCTTAAATGCATCCTTCTGGTTCACTCGGAATTTGACATTTACCTCGGATGTTACAAACTGAGCATCTTTGGTCTGAACATTGACCTTCTTGATCGTTCTTTCTTCTACTGTTGTAGGAATTAGAAAGACTTTATCGATCGGGCTTTTAATCGCAATTCCTTCATTCAGTGTTTTGTCAGATGTTCCACCAACCGCAGACCATCTGATACCAACATTGTTGCTTGGTACATATACAATACACATACTCAATAAAAATACAGCTAACGGAATAATACCTAATAATGCTGCTTTCTTTGATTTTCTTGATTCCCCATACTGATCAAAGCATCCGGCTATAATCAATATAACTGCAATTACAATCATTGCTGCTCTAAATAAAAATATAAACATGTTGCTTTTCTACCTTCCTATGTATCTAAATTTATCTCAGATTCGAAAGATAGGTATTTATCTGGTTTTATAACAACACTTTCGTGTTATAAGCTACTTCATAATTTTTGTTCTAATAGTTACTGCTTGTTCATTCAGCATTCCTTCCACTGTATCAGCTATATGTTTATTTTCTTCGTCCATCTCTTTTGTAATTGTACGATTTAAATATCTCAATACTGCAACAGCAATAGCTTCTGACAACGTATTTACCGTTCCTATTGCCTCTGTAATCTCATCTAAGTAAATGGCAGCAACTTCTAAAAATGCCCTTGCCGTCGTTCCATCTCCAGCTTTTGATCTTCCTGTCTTTGCCTTTACCACTGCCGTTGCTAATTTATCATTTATCAATTCATACTTTGCCTGGTTCATCTTATACCTCCTCGTATAATATCTTTTAGATACATAAATACATGTATCTAGTTACCAAATAAATATTGTTCAATAGGCTTAGCAAAGCCCATGATATAATTGTCCTAGTGTCAAT